CCCCCCCTCAATCCCCCCATGCCGAAACTATCCCCAGAACTCCAGCGCCGTGTTGACGCCCTAGACGGCTGCCAGGGCCGTTGGATCATCGACAACCGCGCCACGGATGGCGACTATTCCTACGCCTTCCGTTCGCTAGGCGAAAGCTTCGCTAGCCCTGAAGGCCACTATGTCAGCGCCAGCAGCGCCGAAGCAGCGGCCCGCTTGTGCGCATCGTTTCATTGGCGCGGCCCGCTGCTGTTATGGCAGTCAACGTATCTCGACGATGACTGCGCCTGGCCTGGCGGTTACAGCGCCCCAAGTATCTACCGATCCAATGCCAGAGTCTTCCGTGACGATCACCGCAAGGCGCTAGCGGCAGGCGCTGACGGCGACGGACCAGGGCTCAGTCTCGACGTCCGCTACGTCACGGACGAGATGATCGAAGAACTGCACTCCTTAGAGTCCTATCCGTTACTCTCCGAAGACGACCACTCAGAACTAGAACTAGAACTCCAGGTCGAAGCTTGGGACGACTGGGCCGCTAGCGACTGGGTCAAGGCCGTTGCTAGGGCGTTGGATCAGTACGCTCCAGACGACGCTGACCAGTACTGGGCCGAAGAACGCCTAGACGACGTGTCAGCGGACAAGCTGCGCGAGCTATTCCACGCCTGCGCGGACCAGTCGAACACTTACTGGCAGGAAGAGCAGGGGGACCAGTGGATCGACCTCGACCGAGTAGCAAGTGCCTTGACTGCCGAAGATTTCCGCTCCCTTTCCCTGTCGCTATGAAGACCCTAGCCCGCTTGCCATGGTCCTATGGCGCCATACTCTCCCTGTCATGGCTCTACTCTCCAGGCTTTAAACCGCGTTCATTCTGGAGGCATACGCCCGTTGATAGTTTCCACCTGGTACGTTGGAAACTAGGCCGAGTGTCACTGTTACGTATCCGTCAGACTGCCAATCACGCCCGAAGATTGGGCCTACCCATAGTCTGACCTAGCTAAATTCTCCCCCTGGATTCCCTCCCCGTAGCCTCTCAGGTTGCGGGGATTTGTTTGTGCTCGGTTACAGTCTGGCACTGGGGATTGCCTGGGAGGAGGGAAAATCCCGACTTTTAGAGTCGGAATTAATTAAGACCCCTACAGTAAGCATAAAAAAAGGGCCCTAATCAGGGCCCTTAAGTGTAGTTAACTTGTTACCCCTCAAAAGTAATTCTCTCAACTGTTTCTATTTCCTCTCTCAACTGTTGCAACAGTTCTTGAGTCTTCCTGTCCGTAATTTCAAACCTAGCCTGTAGCTCTTTGATCCGTAGTCTGAACCTCTCAGAGTTAACTGTCACGCTGTTAAGTATAAAGAACTGTAGAAATATTTCTACGCTTTAAGTCTACCCCTCCCAGTCCCAAATCCCCGTAATTGTAACATTTCGTAACATTAGCATCGCTTATATTACAGAGCAGTAACCCTTATATCAGCATCGCCTATGCGGGGGTATACCCCTTCCAGAAATGACGCCATTTTTTCATCGAGTTTTCATTTTCCCGAATCACCAGCATCTACCGACCGAACGATCTTGCCTGTACGAGAGGAAGTGAGGTCGCTACGGTGTGCGCAGGATAATAACGATGCAATAAATTACGCCTAGGAGAATAATGCATAGGCCAATATTTACTGACCAGACAACATCTACCATTTTCTTTGCCATGGGAAGGCCGCTACGAGATGGTAGCTCCCCCAAGGAGCGTTTTACAAGCGGCCTTTTTCTTTAATCTTCTATTGATTTATTGCTTTTTTAGCCTGGCCAATGCAAGCACAGTATCAGCGGCTTCCAGTGCTCTCGCGAAAAATATTTAAAGGATGGTTAGGAAGGAGCCCTTGGAAAATATCGCCTTGGGGGCTCTGCTCGTAGGGCTCCTTTGCAGAGGCTTCTTAAAAGAAGAGTTAGCGAAGGGAGTTGGTAGAGCAGAGCCGCTTAGGAAGGATCGCCTTGGGGGCTCCTGCGCGTAGCGGCTCATGAAGGAGCTTGAACTGCCGTGAAGCAATGCTGCGCTTATGCCTAGCATAACACATGTCCAAAGGAGCCTTTTACTCCCTTCAGAAAAACAATGCTAGTATTTGCAAGTAGTTTAAAAATCAGGGAGTAAAAAGATGGGAGATGTGCCAGTCAAGAAAGTGGCTAAGAAGCAAAATCAAGGGTGGGTGTACGTTGTGCAGTGGGAAAACGACCCGTATGCCGTAAAGATTGGTTTCACAACTGACCTCCAGGCACGGTTTTCTACTTTTCTCACAGCTTGTCGCCATCGTCTAGTAGTGCTCAAAGCTTTTAAGGCAGAAATGGAAGAAGAGAAAATGCTGCATGAGCGCTTTGATGGATGCAGGGACAACAGGGAATGGTTCCATCTCACACCAGGCTTGCAGCGGTTTATTCAGCAAGAAATGCCTTGCCACACCAAGGAAGCACAGACAAGCATTGGAGGGTGGATGAAAGAAGCAGTGAAATGGTTTCCTATGGCAGCAACTAAAAAGGAATTGTTGGAGGCAGCTCAGGCAACTCATAAGCTTCCAGCTTTCGTCTCTAATGCTCGCACTTATGTGCTTTGGGCGATTAGCGACATTGACTGTGAGGGTTTCTTTTGCACTTCCAACGGCATCATTAACCACCCGTCTAACCATGGCATTTACGAGGCAAAGACCATTTACAACTGCCTTGCTTCATTGGTAGATGAAAAGCTGGCAATTAAAAGTACTGGCAAGTGCTATCGTCTCACTGAAGACGGCGAGCAATTGCTTTTAAACATGGAAGACCACTACGAAAATCAACGTCCCAAAAGGAAAAGCGTATTCTCCACTCGCCTTGGCAGGGGGATGGTTTGATGAAATACTACGACCCTCAGGAAGCAACGCTAATTGTCACACAAGTATGGAAAGTGCATGTCACAGCCCGTCGTTACTTCAATAAGTGCATGACGGAGATCAAGGAGAAGCTCCAGCCAGAGCGGGAGTGCATCTGGAGGTCTTCTATGGGCAAATACGATGGCTACCAGGCAGACCTAGCTTCTTTCACCATTGACTCTGCCCTTGAATCTGCCCTTGACTCTGCCCCTGCTGGCTCCTATCCTGACTGGTGACAGCCTCTCCCCTTTCCATGGACTCTTCTTTCAATGCTTTCAGCAAAGTGGTAACAAAGCATGTGCTTGGATCCCAGGAGCGCTTCAATGAGCTGAAAGAGCGTCTTGCCATGTGCGAGCACGCTACGAGCAAAGCAGGGGCAGCAGCTCTCGGCTATCTCATGGCAATGGAGGAAAAGGAAAATAATGATTGCCCTTGGGAAGCAGTAAAAGATTTAATTGACACCAGTGTGGATTCAGCTACTACCACCGACGAAGTCATGGCACTCATTTATCAATGGCTAGATAAAAAGCTGGAAGACGAAGGATACGATAAGTTAAATTACATCCGCGCCCTTCTCCATTCTTGGTTTGAAATGTACATGCCTTAATAAGTAGCAATTACTACTACATTTCCCCGTCCATTGTTCTTAGCCTTCTGTGAAAGCAGGAGGCTTTTCTATGTTTGATGATCTGCCTTGTCCGTTCATGGTGGGCGCAATCAAAGTGTGGCCTTGTGCAAGTCGCCCTGGCTTTGCTCATTTTGCGGCTTGGAATGGCAAGCCATTTTATTTTCGGAGTAAAAATGAAGCCATCTTGTTTGCGCGTGACAAGCAGGCTATGGAGGACGAAGAAAATCTTTGTGATTAGGGGCTATAATATGATGGAGCAGCAACGTTGACGCGTCCTGCTCCTGGCCACCTACTACTTATAGGTAACATGACAAAATTAGCATACCGTGCGCTTCCGCCATTGGAGGTGTTGGACGAATTGTTTGAAATTGACGAGACAAGTCCCAGCGGGTTAAGGCGAAAAAAGACCGTTTCTTACAATGCAAAGGCAGGAGATGTAGCTGGTACTTACAGGTCAAATGTCCGCTACTGGAGCGTAATTATCACTCATGAAAAAGTTAAGTGTGCATATTATGTGCATAGGTTAATTTATGCAATGTCCACGAGAGAAAACATTGATAACACCTTTATTGACCACATTGAAAGTGAACAAAAGCAAAATGTAATTAGCAATTTACGAAAGGCAAGTCATCAGGAAAATATGCGCAACAGGGGAAAGTCAAAAGCCAAGCGTACAAGTCAGTACAAATGTGTCTACTGGAATGAAAGGCGCCAACGGTGGATTGCCAAAATGCAGTCGAATGGCAAGTACATTTGGATTGGCACCTACCATTCCGAAATTGAGGCGGCAAGGGCCTACAACGATGCAGCGTTAAAACATCACAAGGATTTTGCCTCGTTGAATGCCATTCCAGAGCAAGCCGCGCTAGCCTAAAGCCGTTAACCACCAAGGGGGCGAAAGCCCCCTTTTGCTGTCTTATGAAGTTCAAGGAAAAGGCGCAGTGCACCCCAGTTGCTCGCACTGGCAGGGTTCAGGATTGGATGGATAGTCCCGAAAATCGCCTTGCAGTGAGCTGCACTGTATTTGTAGTAGAAGATTCAATGGAAGGTCCAAATGGCATCGAGGCCTCTTGGCGATTCATCTCCCACGCATTGCGCAATGCCGCTGGTGCCGCCGTGCATCTCTCCAAGTTGCGTCCCAAGGGGGAGGACAATGGCAAGGGACTAGTTGCAAGCGGACCAGTTAGTTTTGCCAGTATTTACAGCAAGTTAAATGAAGTTTTGCGACGCGGAGGAAAGTTTCGAAATGGTGCCGTAGTTTTGCATCTTGACTATACACATCCCGACGCTCTTGAGTTTATTCAGGTGTCCAGGCAAGAACTGCCGTGGGCAAAGCGCTGCCTTGATGTGGACGAAAATTTCCTGGACAATTCATCTCCTGAATTCATTGAAGCGTTACTGCAAAATATTAGTTCTGGCGATGTTTGGCTCAATAAGATTCGTTACGACGATGCAGGTGAGCGCATCTATGCCAATGTTTGCTTGGAAGTGTATTTGCCCCATCGCGGCACTTGCCTTCTCCAACATGTGAACATGGGCGCCTGTGGCATTGACGATTTGTCAGAGGCCTTTGTGAAGGGCATGGAGCAGCTTTGCGAGCTTCACCCTTCCACTGGCGTGGGTGACACTGGCGAATACCTTTCTCCTTCCATTGATAAGCAAGTGGGCTTGGGAATGCTTGGCTTAGCTAACTTCCTGGCTAACGAAGGCGTGTCGTATGAGGATTTTGGTAAAGCTTTGGAAGCCTATTTGAGCAACGATCTCAGGGCTTGGGAAACCAAATGGTTTGATACCATTGCAGGTCAAATTGTATGGAAGCTTGACGAAGCCATTGAAGATGCTGCAGCAGTGGCCCGTAGCTATGGAATGAAGCGAGCATTCTGCATTGCTCCTACAGCATCCTGCTCCTACCGCTATCTGGATAAGAAAGGCTTTACCACCACGCCTGAAATTGCTCCTCCTGTGGGCCGCCTCGTGGATCGCGATAGTGGCACGTTTGGTGTGGAGAGTTTTGACTATGGCGCAGTGGAAATTGCTGAGACTGTCGGCTGGGACAACTATTTCCGTGTGGCAAATGGCATTGTGGCTCTCTACCAGCAAACGGAGCTGTTCCATGGCTATAGTTTTAATAGTTGGAGCGATGTGGTCATTTATGACCGCCAGTTCCTGAAAAACTGGCTTGAGAGTCCTCAAACCAGTCTTTACTATTCGTTGCAAGTCCTTCCAGACACGCAGCGTAAAGATGATGCCTTTGCGGCACTAGACGACGATTTCAAGAGCATGTTTGGCCTCGATGACAACGAGGTTGAGGGGGAAGGTGTCGCTTGCGGCATTGATGCTGGTTTTTGTTCCAGTTGTGCTGAATAGTTTCTTTCCCATTGTTCTTCTTTTGGGCCGCCTGGCGGCCCTTTCTTTTCCCCTTTTGCATTATCAAGAATGACTATTCAGACGAGCCCCTATTTGTCCACCATTGCTAAAAAGCGTCCTTGGCAAGCCGTGCCAGTAGGCAAGGGCAATGTTGCCGAGGGTTCTGAAGAAACCATTTTCAAGGCTCTGGCACTGCGTCATCTTGAGATGCCTGTGAAGGAGCTGTTGGAACAGGGTCTAGCTCGTGAGCTGCCTTCCACTCCTGGCATCGTTGAGGCGCTGCGTTCTAATCAGGAAGATGAGGAGCGTCATGATGAAGCTCTTAGCTACATTGCGGCTGCTCATGGCACGGATGCAAAGGCTGAAAAGGAAGTGATGAACATCCTGAAAGCATGGATGGACCACCCTGCTCACCCCATCCATAAAGCTTCCATTCTGGAGCGGAGTATTTTCTTCGTGGCACTGCCGTTCTTTAGGCAGAATGGCGACATGGGCATGAGGACCGTTTCTGCGGACATTAGCCGCGACGAGAGGGTGCATACGGCCATTCATGGCATGGTTGCCAAGGAACTGGGTGAAGAGGACTCTCAGAGCCTTAACAAGCTTCGTGCTGCTACTGCTGCATGGCTGTTTGAAAAGCTTGGCAAGAGCGAAGTGCAATGGCTGAATAAGGAATTCTGGCTGCGGCAGTCGGAATCGTTGTTCTTTACAGGCAAAGCGCCTGAAATGGCAGTCACGCGCAGCAGCCGCCAAGTGGCATTCTTTGAGAGTCCTAACTACGATTTGCCTTCTTACGGGCGAGCCTGATAAGATATTGCTAGTAACACCCCCTAAGCCTCTTAACAATGCTCAAACCTGGGGGTCACTGGCCCTGAAGTGTTAGCACACGCCATGCTCATAGCATGGAATTCTGGGTTCGATTCCCAGCAGCGCCCTTTCCATTGCCTCCTCATGAGCGCCTTCGTCATTGGAGATACCCACTGGGGACACAGCAAGAGCCTGTCATTTATCACTCCTGACGGTTCCCCATTGCGTCCCTTCTCTTCTTGCGAGGAGATGGATGAGACGATGGTGGAACGATGGAACGCAGTGGTGCATCAAAAAGATACTGTGTACCACCTCGGCGATGTGGCCATTCCTCGTAGTGGTCTGAAAAACTTAGCTAGGTGCAATGGGAGAAAAATTCTCATTAGAGGCAATCACGACACGTTTAAGCTCAAAGACTACGCTGAGTATTTTGAAGACATTCGTGGCGCTCATTTTTACCAAGCAGGATCAAAAATGCTTGGTGGTTTGATCTTCACTCACATTCCAGTGCATCCTGAAAATTTGCAGGGACACTATCGTGGTAATGTGCATGGTCATTTACATTGCCATCAAGTGATTAAAGATGGGCAAATTGACACAAGGTATTTTAATGCTTGCGTAGAAAGAAACAATTTTACTCCTGTAGTATTAGATGAGGTGATTGATTATTTCAAGATCAATGGACGCGGATCGGCGGACATTCAACACGCCTCTGCGTGAGCCCCTCAACCCTATTATCCATCGTCTCCTTCAAGCTATTGACTGGCACAATGCACAATATTTTAAAGACCACAATCAGTGGCACTTGGAGAAGGCTGTCATAATTAGACAGTATGTGACAGAATTAAAGGCCTGGGTGTATGAAGAAGAGGAAAAGCCTGTGGCGGATTTGGGCAAAAACGCTAGGCCCCAAGGAGGGAACGAATGAAAAAGAAGCAGATCTTATTGCTTTTGTGCGAACTATTGTTTTTATTTCATATTTGGGTACTAATGCTTGTATTGTTGCAGGAGTGATTAGACATTGGAACAATTAATACCCCCAACAGGACTCAAACCTGTACGCCTTTCAGCAGCGAGGCTTAAACTCGCTGTGTCTATCAATTCCACCATGGGGGCGTGGGGCAGAGTTTCGTCGCAATAGACGATCAACTGGTGCGGCCAGTGCTCTGCCTTGATTTACGAAAGTGCTTCAACTCACTTTCGAGCGAGAGTCCAGAACGGAACCCCGTAAGAATGCCAGCATTGACGAGGATACTGGCAGCCGTTGGCCAACGGGCTCCTGCAGGAAGCTCCAAAAGCTTAACAGCGCCAGCTCCAAAACACAACAGCCCCCTCTAGGCACAATTGCTTATGCACGCGCCTAGCTTCATGCAGCGGCACCACAACTTCCTTTGTCTGCCCATGGAGAATAAAGAGCAAGCCAACCATGACTACACGTCATACAGACGGCAGCGAGCAGCGCTAGGGTCAGCCTTGCACATAGTTTCCCACCATTGCCCTCGATAGTGGTCCCTGCTCAGCAGGTAGTATTCTTCCATCCAATAGACATAGGCCTGCTCTGCGAGGCGCTTGTCCTCAGCCTTAACGCCTAGCTCCTGCATGGCATAGGCGGCCTCGATGGCCGAGTGGAAAGCATCTTCAGCCGCCTTAGAAAGGGCCATGGGACGAAAGCAGATAAAGCTAGTCTATTCCTTCAGCTTCTTTCTTCGCTCGTTCGTTTTTAATTCCTTGTAAAAATTTCTTCAAACGAGGCAATAACGAAGGCTGATAAAAATGATCAGCAGCAAGAAGTTGAAGAGCAGTTTGCCTGTCCGCTTCTAATAGTGCCACTAAATATGATGCTTCTTTACCAGAAAGTTCAAACGGAGCCATTTTTCACGAAATGCAAAAATTACCAAATCTTGAAAATTCTAGTGACTATGAGCGAAGAAGTCCTTCTAGCCAGTTAAGGTCATCTTCTTTTGATGCTTCAAGGATGGCAGCCGCAAGAGCAAAACAAAAGTCGTCCACTCCACTTTCTTTACCGCCAGTCACTGACCATTGACCACTTTGCCTATAAAGCACATTGAGGTTTTTAAGCTGGCGAATGGCGCGTTCATGCGGGTAGATGTCCACGAGGCCTGCATTGAACAGTTCCTTCATCTTGCTGAAAGCTTTCATCTTGGTACTTACTGACCAAGTGAGCTCTCTGATGGGGAAGTCAGTATTTAAGCTTTGAATGGTGGCAGAGCTGTTGAACTGGTCAAGCACAATACTGTCAAATTGGTAAATCTTATGATGCTCTCGTATCCAGTCTTCCACGGCTTGAATGCTCACTTCCTTTTTCCCATTGATCTCAAAATCAGCCATGAAAACATGGAATTTGTCCACGACTAAAGTTTCATTTTCAAAATGCACAATGCATGAAACGTATTCGTCTCGTCCTACGCCGCCACGAGCAGGGTCTAGCGCCAGCACATACTTGCCCATCATTTGACGGTTAGGTAGGAGAATGCCACGTTCTTTGTTGATGGCAGCTTCCACAATTTCTGGCGCCAGTAGGGAGGATTTATTCCCTCTAAAGCGTGCGCCATATTCTGTCCAGAACTTATCTTCGTCTCGTTTTTGTTCGGCCTCTAGGAAGGGACAGCCCCAAGGGAGATTTGGATTGATTTCCCAAGTGGGAATATTGGCGGCCTGCATGAACGGGAACTCTCCACTTTCTGCTTCTTTGAAATGTTGATAAAATAATCCATCGGTCAACCAGGGTGAAGATAGTTCCAAGATCCGACCATCATCACCAAATTGAGCGATAGAAGGAGAAAGCGCATCGTAAATAGCTTTGGCCCCACGGTTTGCATCGCCCTCTAATTGGAAAGCCAGCTCATCAAACACACACATCACCACGGCTTTACCACGGGAAGCGCGAGCCGAAGCAGGAATAGCCTGAAATACACAGCCATTGCTAATCTCAATTTCCGTAGCAGTCTCCCTGGTAATTTCTTCACCCAGCGGACTGTCCAAGATCAATTGGCGAATATTGTTCAGTGCAATTTTTGCCTGTTGCTGGTCGTTAGCAATTGTAACAATGTACCATTTTTCATTTTTTCTGACCTTGCGCTTGTAACGACTCTCTAGAACAAAACAAGAGTAAACGGCTGCAATAGAAGCCATGAGAGTCTTTCCAGAGCGTCGTCCTAGGGCCCAGCAGGCATGAGTCTTGTGTCCCCCAAAGAAATCGTCCAAGATCTCTTGTTGCTTAGGCCACAATTCTGTACCGAGAACATGCTTCGCAAAATCGCTGCAAGAGAGTTTGGCCATCACCGTAAAAATTCAACTCTTTGAACAGTCCATCCTTTATAAGACTCCCTCTGTCCGTTTACCAATTCACGCAACAATTTACGATGCAAATTATTTTGAAGTGAAAATTGATATAAATTTTTGACCTCATGCACTGCTCCATTGGGGTCAATTAGTTCACAAAAATACTTGCATTTACCTGCGGCAATATTCTGCCTTGTCGTGTCGGAGCGCTTAAGTCCCCTGTTGGCCTTGGAAAGCTTAAGACGAGTTTCTTGTGAAACCTCTTTCCTCCACATGTGGTTTTTGTCGCCAATCTGTGCTTCAGATATTTTGCGAATAGATTCTGCTTTGTGCTTGCGGCCACGACCAGCCTCTGCTATCTTCTGTCTTGTTTCTTCGGATGGAATGGCACCCGCTGGGCCATCTCCACCATCACTAAGGTTCCGCAAAATGCCCGTTCCGTTGTCTATTCTGCCATAAAGGGCAATGCAATATTTTTCCAAGGAAAAAGCCTCCTCTTCCGTCAAACCTTCTTGCATATAGACGACGCAAGATAAATCCGATGGCCTTGGAATAATTCTCTGTTTAGAAGTTGCCCTGTCACGGCATCCTTTGCCTATGTAATAGGGAGTGTATTTTTGACCGTGAATTGATTCGCTGCTCCTCAAGTAAGCGTAAACATAAAAACGTCTTGGGTCTTTGCTCACTCTAGCGACAGCGTGTTCATACATCTTAGCACTCCTTTAGGTACGAAGTACGCAGGGCGTCCGCGAGCAGGGTCTGCCCAATATTCTTCTTTCATTGCATCTCGTCCATAGCACCAACCATGAATGAGAGTGATTTTGTCTTCGATGGTAACTAGTACAAACTTTTTATCGGGATCTTCGTTTTTTTGCACAATGAGGTCGTATTTGTGCTTGCTGCGCGTTTTGATGTCCATGCCAGGCAGATCATCACTGCCACGCTTGGCTTGTGTTTCTTTGTAGAGAAAGCTCTTCATTCCCAAATGAGCAGCCACTGCCATTTCACCTGCGGCGCCAAGTAAGTGAATGTCAAGGGCTTTGCTGCCTTGCCATGCACCACCATTGCGGCCACGAAGCCCTTTGGCCTCATTTACGCCTTGCCGCCTCAAACCTTCTTCCATTGCGAGGGTTCTCTCCTCGTCGGAAAAGACAAATTCAATGGGAGTGGGCATAAAAGAGAGTAGATCAAGGCCATGTTAGCCACTGTTAGCATAGGGGCAATGCACACTAATGATGAAAAATGTCTGAAGAGCTAGTTGACTTGGGGCATAACGGGCAGTCAAGCCTGCGTGTGGATGGCCTTGTTAATGCCCTGACTGGCATGGGCACCTCCAGGGACAAGAGCCAATACACTGGCTCCTCTCCCATCGTCTTCCTCACCCAAGAGGAGCTGGAGAATCTCTACAGCGAGTGGATTCCTAAGCGCATTGTGGACATCGTTGCCGAGCAGTCCACGCGGAAGGGCTTCAAGGTGTTGTTTGGTGGAGAGGGCGCAGCGGCTGAGGAGGTGACGGGTATTGAACAAGTGATTGAGGATTTGTACATCCTTGAAAATCTTGGTCTGGCCTCTAAGAACGCTCGTCTCTTTG